GAATCGCTGGGACGGTTTCGTTGTTTGCATCATTATCAATATCTCGGTAACCGGCGACTGATACTGCACCAGCGCTTCCACCATTTGGCCAACTCGCTTGGTCCAATAGGTTCGCTACTCGCAGGCCTGAAAGCTCTTGTGATTCGCTTGACCCATCGCAGTAAGCAGTTGATAGCGCTTTGAAAGCGTCAATACATTCTATCGTTACGATCTGGTCTAGTTCACCCGGATATGATTGGACCCACCTCTCAACGAAACCTCGAAATATGATATACACGGTTGAAGTTGAAGGGTCTGTCGCTTTGATTCTTATGTGGCGACCCGGCAGGACTTTTGTCCCACCATCATAGTATGGTGTTCCGGAGGCAGTGTTACTGGGGTCTAGTTTACCGTTCGTGTTATTACAAACGACAACCGCCCTACCTGCTTGATTAGTGGCGAGTTCCTGCTGTCGCCCTCTAACTATCTTGAACTCACGAACTGTGTTCGCTGTTGATATCGTAGTGAAATCACTATCTCCAGCCGTTTCCGTGATGCCTTTGCCGAAAGCTACCTCTACTGCGATAGTTGCTAGACCCATTAGCCGAACTCCAGCGAGGCGTTCCTACCTTTAATCCTAATCAGCTGGTTCTGTATCGTTTCAGCGAGATCGCCTTCCGCCAATACGGACCCGGCGACATTTACTGTTACGTTTGTTCCACCCATGCTACCCATCTGGTTGAGCGGTATGACAGCTTCCGGCCCTGCTTCCCCAATTAGCCCAAGAGTTGGGGCGGTGACTATTCCCCCTGAAGCCATTGGTGTCGCCCCTAAGAAACCTGATACGGAAGCCCCAAAGCTGGCTACGTCATCGTATTGATTAACCATGTCCAAGAAATTCAGCATGGATTCGTCATAATCAACAGTTATACCTAGCCCTATAGCTATGTCAGTTCCGTGTAGATTCTGAGCGTCAGTATGTATTTCACCTAGCAATTCCTCTAGTCTTTCATATTCGGATAGTGGCATTGTGTCTTTAATTGATTCTAAGAACGCTGCCTGATTCTCAAATTCTGTATTGATCTCATCAAGGCCCATCCCGACCATAGCTTCGGCAACGGTAGCGAGCGAACCTGCGTAATTTTTGGATGCCGAAATTAATGCTTCTTCCCTTTCAAGCGCAGTTAAAGACTCATCGTTCTGTTTCTCTAACGCATCAAGAACTCCAAGCATGGCATTTTCAACTTTGTTCTGAGCTTCGTCTAACTCAAATGCCTCATTAATAGAGTCACGCATACTGCTAACAATGGCGTCAAATGAATCCTTCACTCGCTGTAACTGTTCTTCAGTCTTTTCCATTGCTGCGTCAAGTTCTTCTTGCTGGGCGATGAGTTCTTCTTCGGTTAGTATGAGTTCTTCTTCAGCCTCTACAGACTCATAGACTAGGTTATTAAATCTGCGAACATCGTTAGCGACTTCATCAACGACTTTCTTCTTATCTTCAAGTGCTTGATTAACTTCCTCAGCTACTTCAGTGTATGACTTTTCATCTCCGGCAGCGTCCAGCAACTCTCTGCCGTAGTCTCCAAGTGCCCCGGTTACAGCAGCCATACCTTCATCAGATTTGAGATATTCCTCGTTTACTTTTTCAAGGTGTTTAGCATGGTCATCAAACGCATCGGCTGTTTCGTCCATCGCAGATAGCATTTTGGCTGCTTCATCTCTTGTGATGACTTCAGCTTCCACTAAGTCAGCAAGATGGGAAGTTACAGCGACCACTTCCTCATCAGCATTACGCATGGACTCAAGCCAATCCTCATTTGTAACGAATCCCTTTTTGGCTTCTTTGGATAGCCTCTCGAACTCGTCCGAACCACCCGAAAGGGTGTCAGTTAATTTCTCCATGTCAAATTCAGCTTTGTTAAAAGCTTCTGTAACATCTTTACCGATCAGTTCTTTATTGAGGACTTGTTCGCCTACAAATTTGCTTGTGGCTTCCGTTGCATCATCAGTAGCTTGTTCAACTATCTGAAGCTGACTTGCTAGTTCATGTATTCGATTCGTTAATGTTGACGCTGGGTCACCTGCTGCGACCATTTCTTCATGAAGCATTTGCATTCGGTCACGAGCTTCTTTCGCTCGCTTACGCATACCGCCAAAGACTTTGGTGAGTACAATACCACCTGCTACCGCTGCTCCGAAAGCGAGAGGGTGGGCTTTCGCTACCTTGAGCAAACCACCCATTCTTCCTAAGACACCTTTGCCTTTGGCTCCTCCGATAGTTTTCGAGAGTTTCCCGAACATTGGTATCGCTTTCGCCATACCTTGTGCGCCTCCACCAACTATTGTCATTGCTGGTCCGGCTGCTGCGGCCAAACCGACGAAAGCTACAGCAAGCGTCTTGACCGGACCGGGCATCTTTCCGAATGCTTCCGCAGCTCCCTTCAATACGGTTGCTAGCTTTTCCACAATGGGGACAATGATGGGGATAAGTACATCGCCGATAGCTATTAACGATGATTTCAGGTTAGCCATCGCCTGCTGTAGTTTGAATGCGGTAGTACCTGATGTAACTTCAAAGGCTTTATCTAGCGCACCTGTAGTATCTTCCATACTCTTGAATATCGCTTCGGTTGAAGCTGAGTTCGCCCCGAGCATATCCATAACACCCATGAGGGCTCGCACGTTCCCGAATACCGCTGCCGTAGCTGCCTCGTTCCCTGCAAATGTTTCTTTCAGGGTTCCCAAAGTAGCGAGCAAACCTTCTTGTTTGATTTGGTTACGCAAGCCTTGGGCCGATAGCCCCATACTGGCGAGAGCGTCGCTGGATTGTTTCGTTGGTTTCAGTAACGATGTTAGGATTCCACGAACTTGGGTAGCTGCTTCGTTAGCGTTCGTACCAGTTCTGGATAGCGCTGCGAACGCTGCGCCGACTTCATCAAAGGAAACGCCCATCGCTGAAGCTACTGGTAGCACCCGACCCATCGACCCAGCGAGTTCCGTTGCTTCTAACTTACCTTCACGAACCGCTGCGACCATTACGTCGGTAGCGTCTGAGGCACTTAATACATCGGAACCGTATGCATTGAGAGCTGAGGTGGCTAGGTCGGCGATAGTAGCCGTATCGCCCAACCCGACTGCTGCTGCTTTTGCGGAGGCTTCAAGCGTGTCGGTGGCTTCAGCTCCCCGAATACCAGCGGAAGTGATAAAGAACATCGCATCGGCGAGTTCTTTGGGCGCTCTAGCAGTTGAGCCGGATAGGTTCTTAACATCAGCGGTAAAACCTTGCACAGCATCAGCAGAAAGTCCGACCAAAGATTCAATCTTAGTCATGCTCGCTTCAAAGTCGGCTGCGGATTTAATCGCAAACCCACCTGCTGCAACTATCGGCATCGTTACGGACCGGGTGAGTTTCTTCCCAGTCTCTTTGGTTTTCTTACCGAAAGCCTCTAACGATTTCTCGGCTGATTTGAGTTCCGTCTTGAGAGATTTGGCATCGGCTTTGATGATCGCCTTCAGGACAGTTGTCATCGCTGCCATTAGCGTTTCCTCTTTCTAGCTCTCTGCCTTGCCATCTCGTTAGCTCGCCTTTTCTCGTCTGCTTCTATTTGGTATAACGCTCTCCATTCTGTCAGTTCGTGACTTGACATTCTTTCAAGCATTTCGCCGACTGGCATACCAAGATCTCTAGCGAGGTGGAAGTAGAACCTTAACTCGGGGTTTCCTCCAGCGAGTCCGAGGAATCTTTTCCCACTTCGTCCACCGAATCCGCAGCTAATCCTGATACCCGAAGGCATACTTGCGCTACTTCATCAACAGTTTGGGCTGACTTCTCAGCTAGCAACCATTCCAAATCTTCTTCGGTAAAGACTGCTTCTCCCGAGTCAGGGTCAAAGACGCAATACAGTAGAACCATTGAAAAGAGTTTTGATGCGCTATTTTCTTCGCTCTCACTCCATTCGCTTTGCATTTGCGCTCGCTGGAGAGCCGTCATTGACATTATCCCCAGTTTCACGTCCCACGCTTCTACATCAATTATCTCAGTTTCCCTATCGTCAGCTTGACGAATCTTGTCTGCTAATCGTGCCACCTTGATCTCCTAACAGATTGTTTTAGTAGGTTCCTCTAGTTACCGCTCCGGTAATTTGAAGGTCTAATGAATAAGTTACTACATCTCCGACCGGGTTGCTAACCGAGTAGTTGGTCATTATGGCTTCGCCTGTGTATTTGACGTTGCCAGATGTTGTGCCTGCTGGACCATAAATGAATGATCGGCTTGCTGGCTCAGTTCCGCTGATGTATCCATCTACGGTTGCGTCCCAGATTCCTGAAACGCTGAACGACCCATCTTTCAAGCCTACGATGTAGGATTTGTTTGAACTACCGAAAGCGGTTGTTTCGGCAGTATCGATTGTTTGGGGAAAGCTAACGTCAGTGAGCGTGTCAGATATGTTCCGGCTTGAACCGCCAGTATCGTCTAGCGCAAAATCTGTAGACTTTCCGTGTGCAAATGTTGGCATTTGATTCCTCCTAGAATCTTGCTGCAGCTACCATAAAGGTTATGGAGCCACTTGACCCGGCAGTAGACGCTGATGCCCGAAGGTAACGGTTTACTGTTCCGGTTACTGCTTTGATTTCACTGGTCTTGGTTGATGCACCAACAACAGTGAATGTAATAAGGTCAGCCCACGTTGAATCATTCGCTGAGTGCTGGACCTTGATGGTTGTGTTCCCATTAACGGTATTAGTGGGAACGTGTAGAGTCGCTGCGCCACCATTAGCTGATGAAGCTGCGTTATCTACAGAACTTAATGCGCCCAATGAACCGTGAGCGATGCTTGCGCCTGCTGTGAGTTGGACCCCACCTGCAAGAGCGAAAGTCAGGTTAGTAACCCCAGTCGTCGTACATTCAAAATCTGCGCTGATCGTGGCTACGTCTGAAAGTGGACTCGTGATTGAATAATTAGTTTCGTTTGCCTGAGCGATAACTGCCCGCCCACCGATAGCTGCTGAACCCTCACGAACTGTGATTAGTGGTTCAGTAGTGCTACCCAATAGGGCTTGCAATTCTTCGTCCGAGCCGTCAGTAGTTTGTGACCACATTCCGTTCAAAGAAAGTGAGCCTCCACGCAAACCTACTAAATACGTTTTATTCGTATCGCCGTATGCTGTGGTTTCGGCAGTATCGTTATCGATTGTAAGACTACTATCCGTGAAATAGCTCGTTAAGTCAAACTCGTCAATGTATACGCCTGTGGTTTTACCGTGAATAAAGGTTGGCATTACTTAGCTCCCTTCTTGATTGGATTCTTGGCCACGACATACCCTTGCTTTACAAGCCAGTCTGAAGAAGATTTGATTTCCACTTCTTCGCCGGGCGCGTATGTCTTGCCAACGATCTCTATTGATGCATCTCCTGATGCTCCACCAGTGACTATATATTTTGGCATCTTACCTCCAAGCATGCGTGACTAAACCTAGAGGTCTGGCCACTATCGGACACTTGCGCTACTAGAGCGACTGCGACTTAATCACCATAATACACGATCTTGAGAGTTTGTCAGGAGTAAATAATTATTGTTTAGATTTGCAAACCCCCCCTAACTAGGGTAATATGAATACATGGAGTCAAACGTAAACCAAGGAGTTTCAAATAATGGCTAATCCCAAGAATGATGTTGGGGCTGGAAAGCTCTACGTTGCCGAACGCAATGTTGATTGGGCGAAATACGGTGCTGATGAAATGCTACCCGACCTCAAAGATGTCTGGGTCTACTGCACCAAGCTCATCAACCGCAAATCGTTCGCCAAACGCTACCCCAAAACCCACCAGCGCTTCGCGATCGATGGGGAACTCAACCCCATCGCTTTCCCGAAAGCTGTCATGGCTAACTGGAAAAACGAATACTACACAAACGAGGATTACCCTACCTACTACAATCTGGGCGGTATCGCCGGAGGTGGCGACCCTCAGGTAATGTCTACAAGCGAATACGCTGAAGAAAAGGCTGTGGTTTCCGGAATCAGGTCGCCTGATGTCTACGAACTCAAGAAATCTTGGAAAGGCGATAAGCTCGCTACAAGCTACCGACCTAGAGGTTTAAGAATCTACCCAGCGAAGAAGAATGGTGCCGCCACCAAAGATATGATTACTCTCTGCCACTGGGCAAGGCAAAAATGGGTTATCCTCCACGAACTCGCCCACGTCATAGACTGGAACGAAAACGGTGCGCCGACAAAATCATACCACATGGGTCACGGCTGGCAGTTCTGCCAAATCTATATCCATATCGTTGGAATGGCGTTCGGCCACGATGCCAAAACCGAGTTGCGCCAAGCGCTCAAAGCTAATGGGGTTCAGGATTTGCAGCCCAAAAGCGAAAAGGAAGTGCCTTACATCGGCATTGAGTGGACTGTCTGATCAACCAACAGGTACAGGAAGTACGTTCCCTGCGCTAGTGGTGATGATGAAACCGTCACTGAACTGGTAACGGTAAGGGTCCTCAAGGGTGTTGCTGCCGAAACGCCGGGGAGCGTCCACCAGCTCAGGAACTGGCAATATAAAGCACCGGCAATTAGGGTGGGCAGGTGGGTAGTCCAGCGTTCGCCCATTGGGTAGGGTGAATCTCCCTCGCAAGGGTTGTTTCTTTCCCCCCATAGGCGTACAAAGGTCGCAAACATCAAAGGGTCCAGTTACCCATTCTTTAAGAGCGGACTGCCCCATTATTCCTTGATCTTGAGCCTGCCATAATGTGTCCATCATTCCCCTATTCTGGGCGAAGGCAATTTCAGTTCGGGCAATCATTCTGGCTCTCGCCCGGCGCAATTTGTTGCCGTACCTCTCGCCGTGCTTTGACGTGCGTTCCTTAATTTCCCTATCGTTGATTCCACGCTGGGCAAGACTTCGGGCGTAAGTGTTCATGGACCTATCCACAGCCTTCGCCCATCTGGGGAAAAGCCCATTCGTGTGCGGAGCTACATATTCAGCGTAGTCTAGCCCTGTTATCGGCACTGGCGAGGTTTCCTGAAGGATGAGATAGAGCCTTTGGGCAGTTTGTTGAGGTGTAAGCCCAGTAACCGTGCGCCCAGTCGCAAACGTTTGTTGGGCCGTGAAGCCTTGGGCGACTATCTCTCGAATGTTTGCGTTTACGTCGTCAGTGATTGAACTGAAAATGTCATTTGCTCGAATCCGAGCGTATACCTTGCCCGGCATACTGTCTGGTTGCTGGTCAAACAAGCTGACTGCTGGGATAGTTGGGTCGCCCCAATCCCACGGCTCGTACATTCCAACGACTCTAGCTTTGCCGATTTCGTTAAACCCAACGAGTTGCAGGTCTGATCGTAGTCGGCGTAGCTCTTTGTTCAGGGCGATTCTCAACAAGTGGGCCATTTCCCTCGCTCCTTGTACATAACCCTCAAAGATAGCTTTCGCCACTTCCTCCATATCGGTTAGCAAATGCCTCACCATCAAGTCATTGACGACCTCATCAGGGTCTAGGATTCCCCTGATAATTCTTCGGTAGGTGTCTAGCGGTATCGCGGAAACCCCGGCGAGAGTTGTGCGGTAGATTTTTCTTTCCGTTGAATCTAATGCGTCTGAATCAACTGGCCTGACTTCTGGGTAGTGGTTATCCCCACGTTGTTTCTGGACCCATTGAACCGATACCAACTTCGCCATTTAGACCATTTCGGCTTCTTCGGTTGGTAACCCTGCCAGCTGGCGAAGGTAATTTGATAGCTCGCCATCAGGTAGCATCGCCCCTGCGGAGGTGAGCTTCCCAACGTATTCTCCGATAACGCCGATGTCAGGGTCACGAGGTGCGGAGTAGTTGAGTTTGGGGAACAGTTCTTCGGGTATTCCATTCAACCGCATCAGCCGTGGAATACCGTAGTTGGTGAAAACGTCAGCGATTCCGGTTAGCCATGCCTCTATTGAATCCATGAATAATTCAATCTTAGAAACGGAGAGCGCCTGCGTTCCTATTTTCTCATGGCCGAGCATTATGAAATCGGCGAGCATTGACATCGCAATCCTTTGGTCGTACCGTGTGATTATCTCATTGGTGTCAAATTGCCTACGACCACCGCTCGTCAGCAGTTGAATGTCGTAGGCTTTCTGTTTGGTCTCGGGGTCGTATGCGAGAGGGAACACCAACCCTTCCTGCTCGTCTCGCCGAATATTACGGACAATACGTTTAATCTCGTTCAGGGCAGCGGTTTCCTGCGCTGTGGCATTATCGGAAAGCAACTGCGGAGGAACGAAAGCAACAGGTAGACCTGCTAAATCTCTTTCAATTCCGATAGCTTCTATCGTTTGAATTCGTTTCTGGTAGTACCAAGAAGTATATGCGGAGCGTAGGACACTTCGCCCTCTTGGGTTGTTGAGTTTCGTGCTAGTCCTAAAGAGGAGAGCTTTAGTTATCGGTATAGTAACTGGCCCTGTCCCAGCTATCGGGTTCATCTGAGTCATGGATTCGATACCGCCATTCTCATCAAATCCCCATTCGTACACGGTGTCTTGGGAGCGTAGCGGTAATTTTCGCCAGCCTATCCGCCCATCATTAAAGGCTGAGGATTCGCCGTCCTCGCTTAATCCGTTCCTACGCTTGTAAACTATCTCGTTGAAACTGAAACCGTAAACGAGCATGGTGAGGACATTGCTGATGGTGTCTTGCCAACTTATTGACATATCGTTCATACAGCCAGCAACGAACTCTGCTTCTTCTACCGCTCGTTGGTTCGCCGGGTCCGACGGCTCTACACTCCAATCAACAGACCGGAAAAGCATTTCAATTGAGTGGAGTATCCCCCCAATGACAGCGTGGTTCTCGGACATTTCCCGATAGATAGCGTAGCCACGTTTGCCTTGGAGTTGCCGTAGGAAATCTTCTTCGACTCGCCCACCGTATTGAACTAATCCCGATGAACCGATCTCCATGAAATCTGTAGACGTTGGTCGTTGTTTTTCTACGTCACTCATTAATTAATCTCCCAAGGACTCTGCCGGGTAGCGCCAAAGGGAACTACCGCTGGTGGAAGTCTACTACCTACTAACAATTCTGTCACAGCCCATACTAGCGCATCTAATCGGTCTGGGGAAGGAGCATCAATAGTCCACGAACACATTTGGTCCTCAAGCTGTGGAAAAGCGCCTACATGTTTGACTTTACCCTGCTCGTAAAGAGCCGAAACTGGTTCAGCACGAATACGTTTTCCCCTCGTTGCGTGGACCATCTTTATTGGAATCTGGGATTCTACCGTCATCAAGGTATGCCGTACCATATCCCCACCTTGGTTAGCTTCAACCACTATCCGGTCAGCTTGCGAACGATGGTAAAGCGCTATAGCTGCGTGCGCCCATTCCGTTGGGGAACCCTTTAAGCTCTTATCGTCAAGAACGTAGCCGTTTCCGTCTTTGTCACACCCTACAGCTACGATACCTGTTTCGTTACTAGATTCGCCTGAGCTAATCGCAGGGTCCACACCAACGACAATTCTTACGAGGTCTGGCATGGTATGGACACGACATGACTCAATCATATCACGGTTCCATAATGCACCTTCCACATCGTCGAGTATCTCTGCGTGAAGTTCTTGGCGGCCTAAGCGAGTTCCTTCATATCGTGCGAGGACTTCTTTCAGGAAGGTCGGTGCTAGGTTCGCTTTGTTCTCATACGTTGAACCTGTGGTAACCGCAACGTCGTCACGCTCTATCAATGATCGTATCAAGGGTGTGGGCCGGGGAGTAGTAGTGGCTACTAGGCGAGGGTCTTTTCCAATACGCAAACCGAATATCAGTTGGTCCCAAGCGTCAGGGTAACGCCAAGCCGCTATTTCATCGCACCAAGCAAGGTCGTGGTTCGGTCCACGGAGTCGGTCAGGTTCATCAGCGGAGAACGCAGTTGCTATCGCCCCATTATGGAAGGTAATCCTTCGGTTTGACGGAACGTAGCGAGGCCGCATTTCCGGTGGGAATATCCGCATTAACCCTGATTCCCCTTCTACCATAGTGTCCCGAACGTCAGCTGCGGTTGCGCCAACTAAGGCGATGCGCCCAGCGTTACCGCTCATAACTTGTTCCCTTACCCACTCAGCTCCCGATCTTGTTTTGCCGAATCCACGCCCAGCGAGTATCAGCCAGATTCTCCATGTCCCACCCGGCGATAGTTGTTTCGGTCTAGCCCAGAGCGTCCAGTCCCACATGACTTCGGCTTTCTGTTCTTCGGTGAGGCTTTCGTGCCAGTCAGGGTCGGCTTGAATCAATCGCTGAATGACGCTTAATTGGGCTTCGGTTGCCAAATCAGGCGATTTCTGCTCCATTTTCTGCTCCTCAGGCATGTTCTAAGGACTTAATGCGTGGTTGGGTGAGGGTATTGCCCCTCCAATTTCGGTAGTTTCCTCAGTATTTCCTTCAATTAGAGCCAATTTATCTCTCAGCATTTGCCCAACATCGGTCTGTATTGGGCCTCCATCAGCGCCAGTGACTTCGTGTTTCTTCGCTGAATCCAGTCCATTCAATAGGCCTCTCCTTCTGGATAGGCTGATAGCGCTGTTCACGATTGAAACTAATTCTCCTGTATCGGCTTCAGGGTCACGACCCAAGGTTTCCAGCTTTGCCATTAAGACTCTATGCAAATGGTCAAGCCTTTCGTTTTCGACGACCCTCAATTCGTCTACAGCTTCAGTGCCCCACATCTTGATGGCCTGCGTATAGGCTTCTTTCGCCCCAGATCGCCCAGCGTAGCCAACTCTTTCTGCGATTGC